GCTTAACCTGAAGCAGATACATAAGGGTAAAGCAGCCCAATACGATAATGATCGCAAGGCTGTTGCGAATATCAGTTTTCGTCAGTCTTTTTAGCCATTCTGGCATAGATGTCATTTTTTAATTGCTTAATAGTTTTGCACGCGCCGGGGATGCTTTTAATACCTGCAAGCAGGTTATATCCTATAGCGGCATAAATTAACAAATCATGCTTTGTAATAAAAGCTATCAACCCGAAAAACCATGCCCCAATAAACTCAATCTTTGCGCTCATAATTCACCGCTTTAATAAGATGATCCTTTTCAATAGTATTTAATAATTTACCCAATGCTATACCTAAATACGTCAAATTCTTATTTTCAGCATTTACGCCCAAAACATAACTGATCGTTTTATCCATATCACCGAACTTATAACCTTTCCGCTTTATTAATGCCAGGTTAAACAATTCAGCACAAACCACGTTACCATGCTGATCTATTGACTTTGCTATGTGAAACAGATAGGTATCAACCGCCCTAAACAAAGTAACCACTATCTGAAACACAAACCCAATCGGCATAAGGGTTACCGATAAGATCAAAGCCACTATCAGTAATATCAAACCCCTCATATTACAATCGCTTCAGCTTGCACAAAATAATCGTCAACTTGTGCATCTGTTAAATTAAGAACTCCTTTAATAAAATCAACCGTAGGGCTTTGCCTTTCCGTTTTGCTACCATAATCCCACGCACGCTTTGCAATAGTCTTATTAGGCTCAGGAAGTTGATCGAGCGCATTATTTACATCCTGCTCCAAATTATTTAATGCGAGGATCGCACGCAATCTCCACGTCAAAACCTCATAAGGCACCGGCACAGGAGCTGGTAAAATATCTTCTTCGTACTCTATTATCGGAGTGCCTTGCCATTCAGGATTAGCCAAAATAAAGTTGCTTGCATCCATAAAGGTTGCAAAGTCTATTGTAGTTCCGTCTTTACTAATCTTATACTTTGTTATTGTCATTATCGTGGGGTTGAATATTTAATATCTATTGTATTGTAATCAATATGATAAGTTCGCGCAGTAGTTCCTGCTGTTTTTATTATACCACTACAAGGCGCAATAATATCTCCAGCTGGCATATTAGTTGTATGCGTAGCTATTAAAACATCATCTACATAATAATATGCCGTTGAGCTATTAAATAAAATTTTTAATTTAATCCATGTATTTGCTGAAACCGCTACACCTGTGTGGTTTTGATTAAATGTTCTATTCAGTCCATTTATACTATAAGTTTGCCAATTAGCAGATGCAGAGCTTCCGGTTGTTGTTCCGTCTAAATCATAAAGAAAACCAACACCCTCGGGAGGTGTAGCAGCAGGCACGGTTGTATTTACGCCTATATTAACATAAAATTTTTGCGTTCCATCATTTAATGTTGGAATTCTAATTCTTGTACTATATATAAACCAATTTGATGAAGGTATATATAATGCAGATAAAGAACCACCTGATCCATGATATGTCGTTGCTGATCCAGTAGCTGAAGCAACTGTAGATCCTACAATATAATTAATATCATTTTCTACTGCTCCATTCCATGTACCTATGCCACCGTAACTACTTCCATAAAATGATCCTGGATTTGCTGCTGCACTTGTTCTATACAATGGCTCATCTTGCTCATGAAATCCATTTACCGCCCAATTAGATGCAAGTGAACTATCCACCTCCTGCCATCTAACACCTGCATTTATTGAGCGAAGGTAAGGGCTAAGCATTGCCGCCGTATCCGTTACATTCAAAGGAGTATATCCTAAAGCAGTTGTTACGCTTTTATTCTCCCAAAGTTGTGTTGCAGATGTATAGGCAAGCACTTGATTGTTTGCAAGGCTTGTAAACTTCACATCGTGTATCTCATTCATTTCAACACCATTCTGTGGCTTAACATATATTAAACCATTTCCAGCATTTGCCCTCTCAACTACACCCACAAAAACTGAATGGTAAGGTGCAACAGGCTTAGTCTTTGTGAACCCTCCCGCCACGCTATCGAGCCAAAGAATATCACCTGCCGTATATGCACCCAAATTGATACCGCTCACCTGCCCTTGCGTTGTAACCCATCCCGCCTGCCCTGCTGCAATGTCCGCCCTCACAATACCCAAAGTTTTACTGCTAAATGTATCGCTTGTATTTTTTGCTAATTTAACCGCCGCCCTGTCACCCTGCGCGCCAAAGATATAAACCACTTGCCCCTTTGTTATTGTAACCGCTTCCGCATTGGTGACATAGGCTTTTACAACGGTTGCCGTGTCTGTATTGCCAATATCAACAACACCATTTTGAGATGATAGTGTGGTTGTCCCATTTACCCTAACCCCTACGGCTAAGTTGCCACTCGTATCCGGGAAGGTATTTGTGCGAACGCCCGACCAAACTCTATGCTCAATATTTTGAGCGTTTATCTTTGTATATGTTGATGCGAAATTACTGCTTAAATTTATAAAGCCAATGCGACCCCCAGTGGGGCCGCCTGAAGTGTAACCCAATTTTGAATATTCACCTAATCCACCTGAAAATATTATGCTATCAGATGTAGTTTTTCCTGCAGTTGTAACTTGCTGAAGCGTTGGTGTTGCACCACCAACCTGCCTCCATTGGCTACCAGTCCAAACATACATAGAGCTATCTGCAAGGCTATAACGTATGCCTCCTGTGTCGCGCCCTGTAGTTGCCGTAATCTTAGGGATATTCAAATTACTATTGAATTTGCCACCGATCCATTGATAATAATTATTGAAAGGAGTGTAAAGTTTCCCATCAATAGTTTGCGCCTTACCTATTGCAGCAAAGCATACCAATAAAATACTAAATATAAATCTGTACATTTTCGCCTTCATTAACCCCTCCGTTATTAATTGTGATTGTTTTTGTTGATGCATTGTGTGAAATATAACGCCTATCTGATCGCACTTGATAAGTCAAAATCAGCCCGTCAATAAATACCAAAGGCGGCACGGTCAAGGCATTATTTTGATATGTCGTATCATCCTGCTCCATAGGCTGCCCTGAGCCGACAATAAAATCTATTACTTTTGTCATTCTACTTTCATTTATTGTTATTTCATGATCGGGCAGCTCATAGTCACTCGGAAGGTCGCACACATCATAAAGAAACGGCACTTCAAGATCGATGCTGAAAGTAACCCCCGCCACAATGTCCTCAAAACGATCTTCGAAAAACTCGAAGGTAGTGCTGCGCGTAAAACGCCACGGCTGCTTATCCCATCCTATCTGACCGACCAAATCATTTGCCACCTGTTCCATATCGCTCTGCACCTCCATCTCAGTCGTATGCAAAACAATATCGGCAACCGTCACCTGAATCGTGTGCGTCTTTATCTTACCCTCCGTTTGGCTGTTGCCCATTGTCATAAACACCGCAGGGTACGTCACATCCTTAACCTCATTATGCAGAAAGTAGTCAGGGTTTACCACCTTTGCCGTCCTTACCTGCCTGTGTGCCGCCGCTATGTTTTTGAGCTTTATCGCTATTTGGTTTCTTGTCATGCTTTGCAAAATAATCTTTTAACTTTTTGATAGTCTTTTTACTATACATTTTTGAATGGTTTTTGACAATCTTCGCAGTTCTTAAATTCATCATAAGGCATCCCCAAATAAACGCCCGGAAAGTAAGCATCCCTTTTCGGTACGATAGTATCCGCACGATCCCCCGGATTGATATACAAGGGGAACTTCGCATTATTGCTTTCCTCAATTAAATACTTTGCAAGGCGTTGCCCGTAAAATTCGGCGCGGCTTTTAAATTTGTTTTTTAGGTCAATAAGCTCGCTCATTGATACATTTTCGCTCCCTTCGTTCGTCTTTTTAAGAACCCCCTTATTCCAATATTGATGCGTCAAAGTATCTGTAAGCTCCGCCACCACATAATAAATAAGGCAATCCCTAACATAGCTTTTTAGCAGTGTAACTTCGTCTGCTGTCAGATCATTGTTATCAATCCCATCCTGCAAACGCTCATAAAGTCCCGATCCCAATAAAGGCAGTATGTACATATCCTGACATACCTTTATTTCAGGAACGATCATTTTGCTATCTATGTTAGAGTGGATTTGCGTCCGCTCGTATATATTCTCAGGGCTTATAAATAAAATATCTTTCATTCTTTATTTTTTACGAACTACGAAATTTTGTACCCAGCGATGTCTACATGAAGGCGAAGCCACGCCGTTAGGCTTAGTCCACCATCCGCCCCTGCGATCCCATACGCTATACCCTAACCTTTGGCTCATTGTTTCAATATCTGAGCGCGAATAAAATTTATCCATATCCAAAAGCCTACGGCAAAAATCCCTATTCCTATTGTCGCGCGGACCTTCATAACTATACATGATCTTTTGCTCTAAGGTGCGCGGCTCTTTGTCAGTCAGTTTGCTTAACGGCTCAGGTAGCGTTCTTTCAATAATTTCATCAATGCCAACCTTAGTAGTTTTGGCTGTCAATATGCCGCTTTCTGTAAGCCCATCAATAATGCTCACCACTTCCTCAATAGGCATCTTTAAAGCCCTCCCAATCACTTGTGGGGTTATTCTTTTATCCTTTTTGATTAAGTCCAAAACATTCACCTCAGCCTGCGTAAGCTCCTCTTGAAAATTAAACCGCGCGCGGGATGCGATCACATTAAACTGATCTTTGCTCTCACCATGCGCGGAGAATTCGGCAAGCAGTAACTCATCCTGATCTTGTGCGGAAAATTCCATTTCGTTGTCCAGAGAAAGCATTATGCTGATTTCGTCATCAGATAAACCAAGCGAAGATTTAAGCAATAATTTAGCCTGCTCCTTATTTATTTTGCCTTTCTCGAAATTGCGGATTATACGATTAACGCCCTGCCATTGCCGCCCGGTTAAGTTTTTCAGATTTTCATTAACCTGCATTTCAGATTGTGCAGGAGCGGATGCGGGTTGCACAGCCGCTTGTGCTTCTGGATATTTCGTTAAATCAATTCCTATCTTTTCAAGTATCCACGCCTTAGGTGCAAACTCCTTAATCGTTGCCTCACTAAATTCAAACCCTATCGGCTCAATAGGAGCGATCACCATTTCGTCATCAATACCCCATAATTTGCTTATCTCAGTAAATAATGTTTCGAGTGCGCGTTGCTTGTCATTAACATAGGTGGTCTTAAAAATTTCGAAGCTGTCGCGGATCTCAGCGCGCCCACCTAATTGCCCTTCTGTTTTAATACCGAATAAAATAGGAGAGGTTACTTGATGTCCAACAAATATTTGCTGCTCTACGGTCTTATTCAATATCTCGAAATGCTTATCCAAATCAGTATTGGATAAGTCCAGCACGGTCGGAGCCTTCGCAGGATCATCACTAAATGATAAAACAATACCGCCCGCATTTTCGCTGCCTGTAAATTTCTTTTTGAATTTAGTCTCAACAACTTGCTGTTCCTCCGGTGAAGGTTTACCTTCATTGAAGTTTATCAACTTGCTGCTAAACATACCATTCTTAATCGTGCTCAAATGGTATTTGCTTAACTCAATATCAATCTCGATCCAGTTCAAAGCCCCGATGTAGTTAGGATAAGAATAAATATCCAACCCCGGTCTGTATTCCTTATAGCAAAGAATCTGCTTCCCCTGCTTCACCGCAGGATTGTACGCCGCCACGATCTCAGGCTGCACCCTTACCGATTGCGTCCAATCCTTTACATAGTATTGCGTCTGATCTTTATTTGCCCTTACCTTTTGGTAAGGCACATGATACATTGCCCCGACCTGACCAAGTGCATTATAATGCAGCTCAATATATACACCACCAAAAATCTCAATGTCTGTCGATACTTTTTTGAGAAAATCATTTAATGTTTCGTTCTTATTTGGTGTGATATTTTCACGCCCGCTTTTATAGGATATGCCATTGCCTATAATGTAATTCACCTTTCCGAGCACAATGCCATTATGCTTGCTGCTTTTGTTGATTTTCTCAAGTAAGAAGTTAGGATAAAGATTATCTTCACCGAATTGAACATAACCCTTGCCGGGAAGCTCAACCATTGCAGGCAGCTTTACATCTGCGAACTTTATAAAACTTATATTAGGATGCATCGTACATTGTGAATTTAACGTCCTGTGAATATTGCGTGAAGCTCATATTTGTGTTGTCATCTAAAAACATCAACCCCGTTTCAAGTAACCCCAATCCTGCAGGGTTTAAATTCGTGCTGCTCGTTTGCTCATATATTTCATACTTCCACCAGCTTTCATGATAATCTGCAAAGTAATCATTCACCACAATAGCAAACTCGTTCCATCTCTCCTTATTTGTCGATACGTCAAAGGCATTCACCTTCACGAACTTCACTTGATCATTCGTTGCCCTGCTTGTAAACACAAACAAGTAATTCGCATCCGTAATGGTTTGCTTTTCCGTTAAGGTGCAAATTAATGTTGATGTAGATCCTTTTACAAATTTAAGCATACAAATATAAATACCGATAAATAAAAACCCCGCCCAAAAGGGCAGGGCTAACAATTCAAAACCAAACAAACAAAACTTATGTTCCCGGAGTTTCGAGAGCACTTGCAACGGTGCTATTTACTTCGAGCATCGGCTCAGGCTCGCTACCTGAGAATGTCATATCGAACCCGCTACGATCTCCGAAAGCAGTACCCGTACCGAGTACGCCGGTTGTAAGATCGATACCGCTTGTTCTGCCGATCAACCAATACTTTCCGTTGTTATCTTTAGCAACTGCTATCATTGTAGCTTGCGCCAAAAGTTTGATCTCATTTCTTATTGTAACATTCAATTTATTTACAACGATCTTAAGTTCAGAAGCATAAAACACGGTGCCATTCTGAATGTTACCTGTCATATTCTCTGTCAATGATCCTGTTTCTTTAGGAAGTTCATACTTCCAAAATCTTTTACCGGGAGCTTTAGTAAGACCTGTAACAACTCCACTGGCTTCAGATATTGAAGTTACTGCACCTCTTTCGATGAAGTAAACTTCCAATATCCCGCCCGCGTTGTCCTTACAATCTAATTGGTATCCGGAAGTGAGTGCACACGGCATGGTTATTAATTTAAAATTTTTATAAGTTAAGGGAGGCTTTTACACCTCCCTATGATTTATGATTACGCTTCGAACTTGCTTATTTCGTCTACAAAGGCGAACTGCACGCCAATTTTTGTACGAATAGTTACCTTGATGTTCTCATCATCTTCAGACCAACGAATCCAGAATTTGTTTTCTTCATCAAGTAAGTCAGTACCTAAGAAGATATTTGACATTCTGAAAGCGTATAAACAAGCGTCAGCATCAGCAGAATCCAAACCATGCACAGGGATTACCTTGTAATTTGTGCCCGGTACGGTAAATACTGCGTTATCATCATCCCATTTAGCATCAGGAGCATAATGGAACAGGTTTTGATCAACATAGGCTTGGATCAAATATGAGAAAGTTCCCCACCCGCAGAAGATACGAACATCTGATTTACCTTGAATTTTAGCGGGTAAAGATTTGATCAGAGCTAAAACAGCAGCCTTAGCAATTGCAGGGCTGTTGATAGTTGTTGCAGGAGTACCGTAGAATCCGGTAGTGTTTGCATTTATAACTGATCCACCAGCAGCAGTGATCAAAGTTTTGATACCATCGAACTTATTTAAAAGTCCGTTAGAACCTGCAGAACCAGTGATATTAGCAGTCCACAAAGCTACTTCAAGAGCTTCAGCAATCTTCTTAGCTTTTTGATCAGAGTAGTCAGCAGCGAAAGTCAAAGAATCATATTTACCACCAGCTTTAAGAGCTTGCTGAGTGTAATAAGGCTCGAGGTCTTTGTCGCAAAGGATCTCGTTCACTTTTATAGGTTTTACCACAAGCGATCTCTGCGTAAAAGTGGTCGTGCCGCTGGCGTTGAAACCGCAAGAGCTATCGTCTTGAAAGAATACATCAGTATCCATTCTTCCGATTGCTTCGCTTGATTTAACACCTACACGAACGTTACCGAGTGCGAGGATTTCCTTTTGTGTTCTGGCTTCGAATACTGAGTTCTTAACCAGCAGATCTACGTTTTGCTTAGTATATGCGGCTAAGCCCGTTACATTGTATGCCATTTTTGTTTACTATTTAAAAAGGTTAATAAGTGATTGTAATTTTTCTTCTTTATTATCGATTTGTTTTCCGAATTTGAAGCCATTTTTTACAGGTTCGCTCGGCTCAGTTGTAGGCTCTTTTACGAGTTTTTCAACCAAATCAAACAGACCTTTGATCGCTTCGTCAGCTTTTGCAAACGCTGCTTTCAGGTTTGTGTTTTCTTCTTCAAGAGCTGAGAATTTAGCATCGTAAGCTGCAAAGAATTTAGCATCGTAAGCTGCAAATTTTTCATCAAAGTTTTGAGCGGGTAAAACTGCAGCCTCAACCGGTGCGGCTTCAGGTGCCATTTCAGGAGCAGGAGCGGGCTTGATCTCAGAGATCACACCACCCTCACCAACTACGATAATAGTGCCATCAGCAAGTTCATGTTCACCTGTAGGAGCGGGTGACATTGTCTCTTGCTCAATGGTAACTACACCGCCTCCTTCGAGCTTGTCAATGTAAACCTCAGTGCCATCCTTCAGAGTGTAACCGCCAAATTCTTTCTTTTTGTCTTCAGCCTTAGGCATATCGCCCATTGGCTTTTCGGCAGGTATTTGACCTTCAAATACCAGAGCCTTAACTTTTTGTAATAATTCTACGGGATTCATGTAGGTATATACCTAAACATGAATTTATGGATATTTTGTCAATGTAAATGGTTGGAAATAAAGCACTTAAATAAGAAACCCCCGTATCAAAATACAGGGGGAACAAAACACTAAACTTCAAACTTGAAACTATTACAACAAACCCAAAAATAATTCTCTACGTTTATTATTAATATCTTCAAAGTTATAATTTTTTGAGCAATATTCAAATAGCGCACGACCTCTTTCTTTCCTAAGATCCGCATCTTCAACAAGCGCACGGATATTCTTATCCCAATTCTCATAGTAAACCACATCTTTCGGGAAGCCTAAGTACGGATCGGTTTTTGACACGATCACAGGAATACCTTTGCCTGCCGCCTCGAGTATCTTCAAATTACTTTTATACCCGTTGAATGTTGTTTTCCGCAAAGGGATCAGCTTAATGTCCGATTCCATGTACATTTTATAATACTCAAAGACCGGCAATCCACGATAAGCCATATTGTTAAGCATAGCATCTGCCGTAAAGTAGGCAGCCATTCTTTTCCAATAATATTGCTCCGTTTGATTGCTATCTGAATACCCGCCAAGCACCGCCTTCACCTTATCCTTTAAATCGCTATTTA